CCACCGCCTCAAAATTTGGCGCAGCAAACACCCGTGATTGATTACGCAGGCGTCGAACCTATTGACGTACTTGCAAAAAGGCTCGCGTCTGCGTCAGGCTCGCCCTTTGCCGCAGCGTTCCCTATTCCCGTGAGTGCGATGCTTGCGGGCACATTAAACACCGCGCAGCCCGCGCAACAAAACAAAACGGCAGAAGACATCGAGGCGGAAAAGAACCCTATGGTCGTTAACGCGTACCGCCCGATAAATCCCGTTGGTGGTTTTGACCCCACGTCTGTTTCCAAAGATCTGATTGGCCTTGGCGGATCGGTGGCTGCGGGATTACCCGCACTCACTAAACTGGCCATGGACCCAACGCTGGCAGAGCCTGCGGCCGAAGATATTGTCGTGACCGGAAATAAGGCTATACCAAAAACCGTCGTACCTGACACACTCGCGCCTGTTGGGTCAGTGCTTGCCGGTCTCGGTCTGCAAGCCATACCAACACCCGATCCGGCTCTGACGAAAAAGCCACTCGGTGTTGAAGACTATCTGTCCCTCGCTGGTAAGGGTGTAGGCCTCCTCGGCAACATCGTCGGTGGCGGCGGTGGCGCAGGCCAATCGGGCACGTACAACCGTGGCGGCGGAAGTCTGAACCCGATCTTCTCGGCCAAGCTGCCGTCCGCAGGTGGCCTTGGCGCTATCGGCGCAAACCGCACCCCGCGCGCACTGGGCGACCAAGACTGGTTGACCTACGGCACGCGGCCTGAGCTTAACTTCTTCGACTACGCGCAGGTTGCCGCTCCCGCACTGCCGACACCTATCACCACACCTATCACCACACCTATCACCACACCTATTCCAAACGAGCCGAGAGGCCCGTCGATGTACGCCCCTGACGTTGACAACATGCGTTTCGCCCGTGGTGGCGCAATGCCAGCAAGGCGCGGAGGCTCGACCGAGCGTACTGAATTTGCAGTCAACGGCCCCGGCACTGGGCGCAGCGACGACATCCCTGCGGTGCTGTCCGACGGCGAATATGTCATCGACGCCGAGACTGTCGCCCTACTCGGCGACGGATCGAGCAAGGCTGGCGCAAAGAAGTTAGACGACCTGCGGGTCAAAGTTCGTAAACACAAGGGTCAGAAGTTGGCAAAGGGCCGTTTTAGTGCTAATGCCAAGAAGCCCGAAGCATATCTGTCCGGAGGAAGCATTTAATGGCTATCAGTTCATTCCTAGCCGAAGGGGCCGCGATCCCGCAAGGCTCCGCCCTCACGGACATGACCAAGCAGACGGTGATGCCCGAGTGGTACACCAACTACGCGATGGACATCCTGTCGGGACAGCAGGCCATTGCCAACCGTCCGTACGAGACAGCGCCAATGCCGCGCGTCGCGGGCTTCACGCCGACGCAGCAGCAGGCCTTTGGTATGACTGGCACTGCCGCCACGGCGTATCAACCCCTGTTCAACCAAGCCACAGGCGTCGCGCAGAGCGCCGCAAACGCGCCCGGCGCGTTGAACACCGCGCAGCCGTATCTCGGTGCCGCAGGGCAGTCGTCCGTGGCGAACATTGCCTCGTACATGAACCCGTACAATGAGGCCGTCACCAACCGCATAGGCGAATTGGGTGTACGCAACCTCACCGAAAACATTATGCCTCAGATCGAGGGCCGCTACATTCAAGCCGGCCAGCTCGGCTTCGGCGGTCGCGGTGGCTTGGGCGGCACACCGTCGGGCATGATGACCGACACCTCACGCGCCGTCCGCGACGTCAGCGCCGACATCCTCGCCCAACAGGCGAAGGCTCTTCAGTCCGGATACACCGAGGCCGCAGGGCTTGCAGGCACCGATCTGGCGCGGCAGGCCGGTCTCGCTGGCACAGCCGGTAATCTGGCGCAGACGCAGCAGGAACAGCAACTCGCCGCCTCCGGCGCTCTGTCGACCCTCGGCACGAAGGCGCAGGATCTCGGCCTCGCTGGCGCGGGCGCACTCGCCGGTGTTGGCGCGCTGGAGCAGCAACAGGGCCAGAAGAACCTCGACGTCGCATACGGCGACTTCCTGCGTCAACAGGGTTACCCGCAAGAACAGATCAACAACATGATAAACACCTTCAAGGGCGTCGCCACCGGCGTTCCGCAGGCGGAGACATCGTATGGTATCTCGCCGTCGGGCGTCCAACAGCAATACCCAGCAAGCACGGCGTCGCAGATCGCTTCCGGTCTGTCTGGCGCGGCGGGCGCTATAGCCGACTTGAAGAAGGCGGGAGTATTTTAATGGCTGGCCTAGATAATATAAACGAAATTGACGGCGAGGACGATACCACCGATGCGGAAGCTGGCGGTCTGGCGGTGTACAACGACCCCAATGTTCAGGCGGCGGTTGCCGAGCGCAACAAGCTCAACAACGAATACAAGAAGTATTACGACGATCTGACCGCGAAGATTACGGCCCAACGCACCGGCCCGTCGTTCAGCGAGCGTATGTACCAACTGTCTGCGGCATTTGCTGCACCAACAGCGACGCGCGGTTTCAGCGGCGTCATGGGCAACGTCATGCCCGTGTTGCAGAAACAGCGGGAGGCCCAACGCGAAGGCGAGATTAAGCGCCAAGACGCGCTCTCCGCGCTGCAAGCTGCCCAGCTTGCGCAGCGGGCTGGCCTCGCCAACCAAGCCGTGACGACGGCGACTGCTATGGCAAAGATTAACGCAGCGGCAAACAAGCCAGTCAGGGGTGTCCCTGTCGGCGACACGTTGCGTAACCCGTATACCAATGAGGTTATAGGTCCAGAGTACAACCGCGTGCCGATGCCTGACTACTACAAAGCTCTTGAAGCAGCCCCGACACCGGAAAACTTACAAGCCGCAGTGGCATATTATCCGACGTTTGCGGTGCAACTCAAGGCAGCTTACGACCGTGGCTTAAAGAATAAAGGACGTTAAATGCAAACGCTCAATCCTGCGGACTTTTTAGACACGAGCGCATCACCGAAGCAGTCTGAAGCTGCGTCTAGCGCAAAGATTAAAGGCATCGAAGCCGACTACACGAAGCGTGTATCGGATGCGGAGACGCGGGAAAAAGAAGCGAAGGCTGAAATCGCCAACGCGACATCGCTAGACGCGATACGCGAAGCGCGGGCTAAGGCTGACAGGGCTGTAGCCGACGCGGCGAAGGCCAAGGCTGACGCGGCTGCGGCCGTCAAAGCCCTTCAAGGCCCAGTCAAAACGGCGACGGAGCAGACAGCGGATACGCGCATACTCGGTGACATGAACACCGCCGTGGACGCCATCAACCTGTTGACCAAATTGTTTAACAAAAACCTAGCGGGACAGGGCTTAGTCCAATCCACGTTGGAGTACTTTCCGACACAAGCAAAAGGCGCGATAGACACAACGGCTGCGGGCCTCGCGGACGTCGGCTTGGCTCTCTTCAAAGTACCCGGCGCGGGTTCGCAGTCGGACGCCGACGCTCTGCGTTTTGTGCAAGCCAACCAACCTTCCGCAAACAATTTCGATCTTACCTTCCTCGGCAAGGTGTACAACTTGCGCCGCCGCGTCGACGCGAAGGCGCAGTCAATGGGCCTTGGGCCTATCAAGTGGACTGAACCCGTGGATATAGCGGCGCAGCAGTACCTCGCCCTGCCAGAGAGCGAGCGCAGCAAGCTGGGCGTCCGTGAAGTAGGCACGTTCAAGGACATACCGCCCGAGTTGGACAGCCTGCAAGTCGCGGCCCCGACACAGGCGGATACCACCACCGCGCTCCCTGACAACGCCGCGTTCGCCCAACCTATCGGGATGTCGGCGGCTGCGTCCGACGCCGAGAAGAAGAGCATGCCCATCCCGCCAGAGATGCAGGCGGAGATGAACGCTTGGCTTGCGGAACACCCTCGCGGTACTGTGGGCCTGAAGGAATACGCCAACGTCCGCCGCGCTCTTGACGCAAAGTACGGCTTCCGCCCAGACTTGCCTTACGAGGACGATCCGCGCACTGTCGAATATCTGGAGCAGTACAACGACCCTAAGCAGCCCGTGAACGTCACGATACCTCCGGTGACCGTTGATGACACGCGCAACATGTTGGAGCGCGCCGCAGGGACAGCGGTGATGAACCCAGTGGGCACCGCCGTCGCGACGGGTGTCTCTGGTCTGGGCTTGAACGCCCTCGACGCCGTACTCCCCCAAATGGCGCAACTCCGCGAACTTAACCCTAACGCCGCCATGGTAGGCGACATTGGTGGTTCTATCGGCGGTAGTGCGGCCCTTGCGAAACTTGGCGGCGCAGGCATGTCCAAACTTTTAGCTCAAGCGCCCGAACTGCAAAAGTATATCATGTCCGGCGGCAAGGGCGCGACCTTTGCGCGTAACCTACTCAGTGACGTTACGCAGGGCGCGGCCTACGGCGCTGCCGTTGAAGGTGATGCCGGCGCAGGCGCTATATCAGGCGGTGCCGGTACCGTACTCGGAAAGACCCTCGGCAACGCGGGCGACTTCATCCTGCGCGGCGCGGATCGCGCGCCTACAGTCCAGAAACTGATGGATCGCTATGGCGTGGAAGACCTCACCATCGGCCAGCAACTGGGAGGCGCGCCAAAGTCAATCGAAGACGCGGCCACTTCTATCCCTATCGTGGGCGACGTGATTAATGCGCGACGCGGCGAAAGTATCGCCGACCTAAACAAAGCGGCGTTCCGTGAAGTTGGCGGCCAGCCCATGGGCTACGGCGACGAGGGGATGGCTGCGCTGAAAGCGGCGCGGATAAAGGCGTACGACGACGCCGTTGCGGGCAAGCAATTCGACTTGAATGACCCCCTGTTTACGCAGGACATGGTCGATGCCCTCGCCACACGCAGCAGGTTGACGGGCGAGTTCGCGGACAAATTTGATCTCGCGGTCAAGAATAGCATAATAGATACGCCAATCGGACGTACCGGCACCATGTCAGGCCCTGATTATCAGCAGGCGCAACGTAAAATTAGCGGGTACAAGAGCGAGACGACGAAGCCCGGCTTCGAGCAGGACTACAGGGAGGCCCTTGGCGGCGTTAGTGGTGCCTTGCGCGAAATGGTAGAGCGTCAAGATCCAACCATCGTACCGCTCCTCCGTGAAGCCGACACGATGTATCGCGGCGAAAAAATACTGGCCGACGCCATAGAGCGCGCAAAGATGGACCCAACGGGTATGGGTGCCGACGTGTTCACGCCGGGCAACCTTACTCAGGCCGTGTCCGCAAGTGGGCGTAAATACCCCGGCACACCTCCGCTGAAGGAACTTTCCCGCTTGGCGCAGAACGTCATCCCGTCGAAAATGCCAGACAGCGGCACCGCCCGCCGCGCGGCGTTGACCGGATTGGGTCTTGCTGGCGCTGGTGGCGTTGCTGGCGGCGGCCTCGGATACAGCCAAGAAACAGGCCTCTCTGGCGAGGACGCGGCCTACGGCGCGGCGACAACGCTAACTCCACTGGCCCTTCTCAGCCTGCTGGGTTCACGTACTGGGCAGCGCGGCTTGTCGAAGTTCATGTTTGACCGCCCGTCTGTTGGTGGCAAGATTGCGGACCTCGGCGAGAAGTACTTGCCGCAGCGGGTATTGGCTCCGGGCCTTCTACCAACTCTGGTGCCTGAAGCACGGGAAGAGCCAGTGCTTGCGTCACCTGACGAAGTTGTAGCCGTTGCGCCAGTCGCTGAGGCCGCACCTGTTCCAGAAGAAGGTGCGGTAATGTTCGGCGATAAGGCCATTGAGTACGACCCTGAGACAGACACGTTCGTCGAGCTGGCAACAGGTCGCCGCGTCAAGGAACTCGCAGACCTCGCAAAGCCCGTGAAAGGTAAGTACCGTGGCGGCACCGTGCAGGCATTCCGCAACGGCGGCAGGGCAACTATCGCCGATATGGCACGACACTACGGCGCACGCCGCTAAGAAGGGTTACGTTAATGGCTGGTAACGGGTTCGAGATTTCGTTCTACAACGACGAAACGGGTCAGTGGGAAGTCACGCCTGCCCCCTCGGCGAAGCCTCTTGCAGTGCGCAAGAAAAAGGCCGTTCAGGCGAAGGAGCCTTCCGCTGGCGACTACCTGAACACGCTCGGGGACGTGCTTTTCGTAAACCCACGCAACTCGGCGGCAGCTACGCTTGGCGGTGCTGCATACGATTACGCAGTGAAGTCCACACCCCGGAGCGTTGTGCGCGACATCACTGAAAGTGCGGAAGACGCGGGGGACTGGCTGCGCAAAGAGGGCAAACTCATCCGCGCCGCGCCCATTACGGAAAGTCTGCGGCTGCTCAAGGCTGGGTTCATCGACCCGCTGGCCGATCCGTACCGCGTCTTTAAGCAGGCGGCAACTGAACGGGCGCGCGGCAATGAAAGCGGCGGCAAGAAACTTGCCGCTATGGTTCCGCTCGCTGTGGCTGGTGTGCTCCCCCAAGCTCGCGGCGCGAGCAAAGCCGCGACGAAGGCGGGCGTAGAGGCCGCTGAAACGGCGGCTACTAAAGCGGCGACGAAGAAGGCCACTAAAGCGTCGGAACTGACGGTAACACCAAAGACGAAAAGCAAACCGCCTAGCTTGCTGTCTGCGGTGCGGGTCGGCGGGAAGACATATACAGGCCCAACCCATCTTGACGCGCTTGATGCGATCCCAGACCCCAAGGTCCGTTCCCAAGCATCTCTGGACGCTAACTCTCGCGGCTTCGTAAACGAGCGCGGCAAGTACATGGATCGGTTCAAGGCCGCCGACTACGCCCGCAACTTCGATCTGTTCTCACCCGACGCGCCAGACTGGGCGAAGACAGCCCCAGAGGTCATTAGCGAAAATCTGCGCTTGCCTGAAATCGCGGTGAAGGCGACGAAGAAGGCCGCACCGGTTGTTAAGGGCATCGCAAACCCAATCCACGAAGTCGCGCTTGAGTTCGGCTCCGACGTGGCTCGCAGGCTTGAAGGCATGATACCTTCAGACGCGCCGCTGTCAGAGTGGCGCGCGGCTGCGCAAGGCATAGCTGGCTCTGACATTCCAAACGCGAGTATGCCAGCCCCTCGTCCTTACTCCGTGCGTCCGGCGGATGTGGCCGTAGACCCTCGCATAGAGAGCCGTAAAGGCGAACTGGGCAAGATTGCCGACCTTAAAGTAGAACTGGCTCCGCGTGTTACCGATCCCGCGCCAGAGGTCAGCATATTCGACTACGAAGGTCACCCGTACATCACGTCTATGTCGGACCTTGCGGCGGCGGGCGATGACATTACCGCGATCAACGATGTAAGGTTCCGCGTTCCGTTCAGTCGCCGTGGGGGCCAAGACTACATGTTCGACAACCCCGGCTCCGTCTGGGCGTCCGAGCGCGGCCCTGCTGAACGGCACGTAGAGTTAGCGGACCAGCTACAGCAGATGACAGGCAAAGACGTTCTGTACATGCCGTGGACGATGGGACCAAACGCGGTAAAATTCTCGCACATGCCGCGCGGCATCCAGTACAGCTACGCCGATGCGGCGATGGATGGCGCGGATCGCAATGCGCTCGCATCCGAAATTAAAAGCATCCTACCAAACTGGCGTGGGTTTGAAGACCCCGACAGCGCTGAGATGTTCATGACCGTCACCGGCAAGGCGCGCGGCGCTTTGAACACAGTAATGGACAAATACCGTAATCGCGGCGGTCTTGGCGGCGGCGAGGCAGTTTACGCCGCAACCGACCTCGACCAAATGAACACTCCGCTGACGACGCTACGCAATGTCGGTATCATCGACCCAAGGTTCGGCGCGTCGCCCTCGTCCCACGCGTCCTACAACTACTCGATCCCCGGTCGCGGGGTGGGAAGACTGAAGGAAAACATTGGCGCGCTTGGGCTGTCCCCCGACGTCATGGCGGCGCTCAACTATGAGACCCCGTTTGACTTTCCTGTAGGCGTTCAGCCCGGCACGAAGTCACCTCTGCGCGCTATGCAAATGAAGCCGCAAGGCGGCATCCTTGACTACGAGACGCTCAGGTTTCTTGAGGGTCTTCTGGAAAAAGATAAGAAGTAGAGAACGCCTCGGCTAAGTCGGGGCGGCCCCGCTCGTCCCGCAGAAACGAACGCACCTCTTCTTCTGTCGTGCGCCTGATACGTTTGATACGGCACACGGTCTCAAACCAGAGCAGCTCGCGATACATGTCCGTGTCTGGGCAGTTTTCGGGGTCCATCAAAGTAAGCATCAACGCCCGTCTCCCTTGGCTTCGGCCAGCAACGCGGCATAGGCGATATTATCCTCGGCGCTGTCGGCGTGGTATTCGCTGCGCGTGAACAGGCGCACCAGCTTGACTTGCTGCATGAACATCCAACCTTCGCTCTCGGTCAGGTCGCGGCCTGTGATGGCGTTAAAGGCCGTCACGATCTTGCCCATCGACCGCTCGCCCTCTGGCTCGTCGTACGTCTGCCCGC